ATGTAACTGTGCTTCTTCAGATCTGCTACCGTTGCGTATTTCGGTGTGTACTCCATTGTGATGGCAGATTACTTAGCCAGCAGATACGGTGGTGAACAACTTCAGCGAACCTGCGCGGGCAACGCCGTAGTCGAAGTAACTGTTGATGGTGATCACCAGTTCGCCGGTACCTGCAGCGCTGTAGGGGTCAACGGTGAGGTCAAGCGCACCCCACTGACCGATGACGAGGTTGCTCCAGTCGCCGTAGTAGCCCTGGTTGGCAGCGCAACCGACGGTCTTGTAGAGGGGAGTGCCGTCCACGTTGCCACCTTCATAGATCAGACGGGTGGTCTTGTTGTAGGTCATCTGACGGATGACGGCACAAGCCTCGGGCGATGCGATGTAGGCATACTCCTCACCAACAGCCAGGCGCTCAACGGCAGCCTCAACCAGCGTGGTCAACTTGGCCCAATCGGTAGCCACGGCAGCGGTCTGACCGTTACCGATACCCTTGGGTGCGCCACCAGAAGCGGCTGCGGTGCCGAACATGGTGGTGTTCAACTTGGTGATGACAGCCTTGCGGATGTCAGCCAGCAGGGTGGCCTCGATGAGGGCGTTGTCCTGGGCGACCATCTGCTTGCTCAACTTGAACTGAGCGGTCAGGCGCTTGGGCGTCAGGTTAACGGAGGTGAAGGCGTAGGCGGGGTCGCCTGCGCTGCCTACCTCGGTAGCCCATGCCACGTTACCACCACCCAGAACGGGGATGCGGACGTCACCGACAAGGCCGGTGTAGTAGCGGGCACCTGCCTGAGCGGCAACGAGTCCTTCACGGATGGGGGCGAAGGTGTTGTAGACGTCGATGCCGATGGTGTCGTCATGCTCGGCGGTTACGGTAACATCTGCACGCAACTGGGGCACCACGATCTGGCCGATGGTGCCAAGACCTGCGTTGCGCATTTCCTCACGACCGGCACGGGTGATGGCCTCAACGTCATCGCTCAACTTGTCACCTGCAGCGACTTCACGGATGGCACGGAGCAGAGAGAAGTTCTGCTTCTTCTCCTCGCGCACCTTAATGGAACTGACCTTCTTGCTCACGGCTTCCTGGCCAGCCTGGAGATCATTGATAGAGCGCTTCATGCCCTCCATCTCATTCTTCAGAGCATCAACCTCGGCGGTGTTGTCCACCTTGGGCTCCTGAACTTCTTCGTTTTTCTTGTTTTCTTCCATGTTCTCAGAATTTGGATTAGGATTATTATCGTTTGTTTCGTTTTCTTCAATCATCCCTCTCATGAGGGCACCGTCCAGCACTGCTGCACGGGAGTCCACATTGGTCTGCGGGTAAGCAGGGTGGATGACCACGCTAACGTCATAGAGGCCGTTAACCTCATCGACGTAGCGGATAAGCGCACGGCTATCCTTGTCGTTCTTCTCGTAGTGAACGCCGGTATCCTCGTCGCAGGTGTACGCAAACGAGCATCCACGGAAGTCACCACGGCGAACACCCTGGAGGACGGTCTCGCCGTCATTGGTCATGGGCGCCTCGTAGGAGAATTTAAGGCCGTGCTCATCGAGCGAGAGACGCAGGGAGCCTTCACCGTTGACTGAGCGGGCAACCATGCGGCTGTTGTCGTGGTCGATGTTGGCCACGACATCGCTCTTGGCAATCAGTTCCTCGGTGATGCTTCCTGGCATCATCACCTCCTCGACCATGCGTCCTTTATGCCAGTCGGGCAAAAAGACGCTGCGCTGGTTGAATACGACTGCATAACCCTCGATGGTGCGCGAGTTTTCCAGCGCACGCAGTTGGCAGTCTTCGGTATTGCGGTAAATCTTTGTCATGATTTCTTCCTTGAGTTTTTCTTGGGTTCTGCCGGTGCTGCAGTCGGCTCGCCCTTGATTTTCGCTGAATCGATAGGAGCGACGTTGCAAGTGATGAATGCAGAGTCACCGCCCTCTACAGGAGCGTGACCCTCGCGCATCCTCACCTCGTTGGGCGTAAGCACGCCTGCCGATATCATCTTGGTGTAGTAGTCGGCCTTGGTGCCCATGTCGCCGATATAGTAGTCGTCCAAGTCAAACTTGACGCGGTAGTCACTCAACAAGGCGTTGGGGATGAGTTTTACGGTGAGTTCGGTCTCAATCTTGTTGATCAGAGGGAACAGCGTGTCGGTCATGAAGGCCGTCTGCGCGCTCTCGCTGCCCTTGTAGTTGGTGCTTGATGACTGGAACACCCTGTCGGGGTGAACGCCGAAGAAGCGGCAGATGTCAAGCACGTTGAGGTTCTTCGACTCTACCAACTGCAGGTCGCTCGGTGAAAGCGACAACTGGTTGAACTTCATCGTGCCGGGCAAGGTGAATATCTTCGCACCGCTCGTCAACTGTGTCGTGATGTTATCCTTGACGGCGTTGAGTTGGTCGTCCTGGGGAGCGCCGAAGCCCTGTGTAAGGTTGGAGTCACCGCTGATGAAGCCGCGCAGGGTGGAACCCGTGGCAAAACTGTCCATCTGCAGGCTGTCGAGATTGCCGCCAACACCCAACACCTTCTGCGCATAGGTCAGCGTGGACACGCCCGTGAAGCCTCCGTCAAGTGACAGGTTCTTCAGGTGGATGATTCGCCAGCCCTCGCATGTGGTGAGGAGGTTGTTGACATCATCATTGATGGTGTAGGTATTGCTATCCTTGTCATATTCGCAGTTACCATAGGGAATGAGGTAAAGGCGGGAGACCTCGCCGTCTGCGTTGAAGTAGGGGTAGATATAGGCATTGCCGTGCAGAAGCATTTCCACGACGGCAGCCTTCCAGAAGTCGAAGGAATTCACCCTGTCGTTGGGTTTGAGACGCAGAACGAGTTCAAGCGGGTGCTGCTCATCCACTTGCCAGTACTTGCCGATGCGGCGCTCGATGTCGATACCCAGTGAGGCAACCGTGCCGCTGACGATATCGACGCAGCGCCACACCGCCGCCAACATCATTCCCGCGTTGGTGGTGGTGGAAACGGTGTAGGTCCTGCCGTTCACAGTGACCTGCAGCACCGGAGGCGCCGTGATTGAGCGCTTTTTGCTCTTGAAAATATCAAATATTCCCATATTTTCGTGCGTTATATTTATATGGGAAAGTGTTTAACAGGTAGTTTTCAGCGCTTCTGTTCCAAGGACACGCCTAACGCCATCAATGCGGTGATGGCTCCGTCTATCTTTCGGTTCTCGCTTCGCTTCATCGGCTTGCAGAGGTCATTCCTGTCTATATCAAGGACGCAGTTGTCGAAGCAGTAGTTGTTGATGGGGTTCTCGCCGAATGTCAGCAGCCCTTGGTCAAGCATACGGGTAATCGCTATGCAAGGCGGTGTGAATGACAAATAACTTTGACTGTATGGGTGTAGGTAGTTCTGGCCGCCGCTGCAGATTATAAGATTTTTAAATTCTAAAGAATGAGCCGGGTCGTAGGCAATTTGCAGAATTCGCAAATTCCTGCCGTGGGCGAGGATGTCTCCCAAGATCTGCTCGTAACTGATGATGTTGCCAGGGCATAGGTGTAGGTAACCTCCGTCCACCCATCGCTGGTAAACTTCCTTGTTCGGGTGCTTCGCCATTCGCCCCTCGGGAAAATAATACTCCGTATGGATGTGGCTGCGCTTCTCGTTATGCAAATAGATGTAGTAGGACACGGCAGAGAAGTCGTTGTCAACCGACAAGTCCACGCCCACCTCGCAGTCGGCACGGTAACCGAGTGTATCGATGTCGAGTTGGCGTGAGTGCTCACGGATGGTGCTGCCTTCAATCCATGACTTGTCGTTGCCGGTTACGAAGATGTTGAGCATCTTGGTGCGGAATGCCTTCATATTCTCGGCGCTCTTCTGGGCCTCGGCCCATTGCTGCTCGTAGAAGTCGGGCCTAACGGTCACCCCGAGGTGCGGCTGCACCTTCGCCCAGGTGGCGGGGTCTGCCTCGTCATCGTCGCAGTCTGGAGTGAATATGTGTGCAAAGCTGGTGTCGTCCTCGGTGTACCCTCCAAGCACCTCACGCAGCAGCACCCCCTGTTCGTGCTCGAGTTCCTGGACGAATGGCGCGGTCTGCTTGTCACTGGCGGTTGTGATGGTGATGAGCAGCGGATTGGTGCGCATGCCCATGGACGTGGTCAGCACGTTGCGCAGGTCGGCGCTATCGGCCTGTGCATACTCGTCCATGATGACCGTTGAGGCGTTCAAGCCGTCCAATTTGTCGGGAGAGTTCGACAGGCAACGGATGGAACTGTTACGGCCTTCACGCCACTTGATGAGTTCCCTCGTGGCCTTGAACTTGGTCCAGCCAGGGTCGAGCCCATGGAGCACGCGGCTTATCTCGTCGAAGCAGATTTTCGCCTGATCGTAGGAGTTGGCGCCCGTGTAAGCCTGGGCGTTGTCATCACCGAACAGGAAGTCGTAGATGGCGAAGGCGCAGACCGATGTGGTCTTGCTGAACTTGCGGGGCACGAAAAGCAGGGCATTCCTTACCAACCTATGGCCGTCATCACGGGCAAAGCCCATGATGGAAGCGAACTGGAACACCTGCACGGGGGTCAGTTTGTACGACTGCCTTCCGTCCTGGCCGCTGAACTTCAACGACTCGTAAAAAGTGATGAAGTTGACAGCCTCGGATTTTACAAAACTGTAGGACTTGCGCAGCCGCAGGAATTTGAGTGCGGCAAGCAGTTCGTAGACGTTGTGCGCATCGGTATCGGCTATAAGGTTGCGGAAGTACTCCAAAAGGCGAGGGTCTATCTCGCCCAGGAAGTACTCCCCAAGGTCAACGCTGCACAACTTCTCCGAAGCCAGCCGCTTTGCCTCCCGTTCAATCTGCTTTCTCTCGTCGGTCATCTACAGTCCTCGGTAGCATCTTCGCCTTTAAAGCCTCAAGCGGGTCGAGTGTTGCGGTCTTGATGTTTGTGACGTTTTGTTCGTTCTTGCTGGCTATATCAAACAGCCATTGTGCAGAACGCAGGTCTTTCTCCTTGTATGCTTTATTGATCTGAACCCAGATAATAGCATCGCGGTAGGTCATCATCTCGCCTTCATACTCAACAGGGCGGTTGAGAAATTCGTTTACCCTGCGCTGTGTATCACTGTCAACACTCATTTTTGAGGACATATTCATGCCCTTGATAAGATTCGCTTTGCTGTTCGGGTTGCTCCCGCAATTTTCATATCCCATTTTTAATCCTGTTTATGTAGTCGTTAATATCTTTTTCAATCTCTTCTCTCATGCGTTCCTTATCGACTTGACGTCGCGATTTTTTAAAGCGTGCCTTCCACATCTGGCGGTGCAGTTCATGGTGGCACTCGCTGCACAAGGCCATGAGGTTGTCCACATTGTAGGCCAATGCTTCCATCTCTGCCCTTGTGTGTCCTCTCTCGATCGGGACGATGTGGTGTACCTCGGTGGCCATCCTGGGGCGTGGACCGCCGACGAAGTAGTTCTTCACGCACTGCTCGCAGAATCCGCCGTTGGTGATGGCATTCTTCAGCATGTAGACACCACGGAGTTCCTGCCACCGCTTGCCGGTGATGATGCGCCGGTATTCAGGGTTTCTTCGGTCTTTCATATCTGATGTCCTTGAACATTGCCGACAGTTCCTCCTCCTGGGCGGCGGCCCGCATGGCTTCACGCTGCTGGCGTGTGCCTTCCACGATGTAGCGCATGAGGTCGATGGGAGGGCGCTCGTCCTTCCACTCGTTTGGATCTGCCAGTTTGATGTAACTGGAGATGAGCAGCCGAAGCAGGGAGTATATCGTCTCCCTGCGTCGTGCCAATATCCGCTCAAGGGCATCAGCCTCAGCCCTCGTCAGCCTCGTTGCTATGAACTTGTATGCCATCTATATTATTACCAAATTCGTTAAACTTCCCCCGAAGTTGGGAATAAATCGTTCCAAAGAGGTCGGGGGGAG